TGATAACAGTTTTTCGGGCACGAAAATAATAAATTTTAGCGCAGGAATACCAACGCCCTCGGAACAAGATATAATTACAAGTAAGGTAAAAGAAAAGTTAACAGGAGCCCGAGGCGAAAAAATAATTATTTCTTTTAACCATGATGAGAATAGTAAAACGACCGTCGAGGACGTGAGTTTAACAGACGGGCCCGACCATTATAGCTATGTAAACGAGTTGGCCCAAAGTCGTATTTTGGTTAGCCACAATATAACGAGCCCGCTAATTTTTGGCATAAGTTCAAGTAATGGTTTTTCAAGTAATGCCGACGAGTTAAAAGATTCAATGACTTTGTTTGATAATATGATAATTAAACCGGCTCAAAATAGCATTTTAGAGGTTATAGAGCGCATATTAGCATTTAATAATATAGTAGGGTTAAAATTATATTTTAAGACGTTACAACCGCTCGAATTTATCGACGTTGAAAAGATTACCGATAAAGACGTAAAAGAAGAGGAAACCGGCTATAAAATGAGTAAAGAGGGTTTAACCGAGTTAGACGAAATTATTAACGGGGCCGAAAGTAAAGACGATTTAATTAATATGGGTTGGCACTTAGTAGATGATCGAGAGGCTAACCCCGACAACGAGGATTTTTTAAACGAGCATTTAGAAAAAATTGAAACTAAATTAAACGAAAAAAGTACTCTATTAAATAAGGTTATAAATTTAGTAAAAACAGGCCGAGCCTTTCCAAACGCAAAAAGTAAACAAGACGCATTAATCAAAAAAAGTAACTATACTAAATATTTTAAGGTACGTTATGAGTATTTTGGCAATAAAAACCCGGAGCGTGCATTTTGTAAAGCCATGATAAGAGCGAACAAAGTTTATAGAGTAGAGGACATTGAGCGCATGAATAACAGTAGTACAATAAACCCCGGTTTTGGGCCTCAAGGCTCGCGTAACCGTTACGATATTTTTAAATATAAAGGCGGCCCACGTTGTAAACATGCTTTTAGGCGTTTAACTTTTGCCGTAGATTATGACAATTTAGAGGCGGGCTTTAAAAAGATAGGCACAAAAGACGCAAGTATTTTAGGGTTTAAAGTTACTAACCCCGAAGAGGTTAGAATTTTTCCTAACAATATGCCGTTAAAAGGATATAACCCAAGTAATCAAAATTTACCCAAAGACGTTTAAAAAATGGCAACAGTATTATTAATTTCAAGACAAGACGCGGTAAAATTTACAAATATTAACGGCTCAATAGATACCGATATTTTTATACAGTATATAAAAGAGGCCCAAGATACCATTTTACAAAGTTATTTAGGTACCGACTTATTAGAAAAATTACAAGCGGATATAACGGCGGGTACTTTAGCCGGTAATTATTTAACTTTAACAAACACATATATTAAACCGGCTTTAATACAATGGTCGTATGTTTGTTTTTTACCAAATGCACCGTATAAAATAGGTAATAACGGGGTATATAAAAAGAATAGCGACAACGCCGAAAATATTAGCTTAGACGAATTAAATAATTTAATTGATAATGCAAGGTTAAAAGCCGACAATTATACAAGGCGCATGATCGACTATATAAATGACAATACGGCTAATTTCCCAGAGTATAGCGGTAACGATAGCCCCGGCGACGTTTACCCAAAAGGCGATATTAACGGTATAGGTTGGTATTTATAAAATATAAAAATGAGCAAAAGAGTAAATAAACCAAAGCAAAGCAATATTTTAAAATTAAAGAAATATTTAAAAGAAAATGGCAGACAAAAAGATAAGCGCGTTAACGGCAAAGGGTAGTAATTTAGACGAAACCGATTTATTTATTATAAGTAAAAGCGACGGGGCCGGCGGTTATGATACTAAAAGCATAACAGGGGCCGAGTTAAAAAGTTTTAGCGTAAACACGCAAACCGATACTTATACTTTTGTATTAACCGACGCTAATAAGTTAGTAGAATTAAATAACGCCGCAACAAAAACTTTTACAATACCAACAAATAGTAGTGTTGCTTTTCCTATTGGCACCGAAATAAAGTTAGCACAATACGGGGCCGGGCAGATGCGAATAGCGGCGGCGGTTGGCGCTAATTTAAGATCAAGCGGGGGTAAAACAAAAATCGCGGCACAGTACGGCGTTGCTACATTAATAAAAAGAGATACAAACGAGTGGTATTTATACGGCGATATAACAACATAAAAAATTAAAAAATGAGCGACTGGGGTAAAGCGATAGTAAATAGTATAGACTGGGGTAAGTCAGCAACAAACAGTATAGACTGGGGTAATATATACGATAATAGTTTAGCCGGCGACACTTTATTAGTACAAAGCGGATTTGTAAATACACATTCCGTTGATTTTGACGGTGTAAACGATTATATGGAAGTAACGCCATACGCATCATTAGACGGTGCAACAAGTTTTAGTATTTCTTTTTGGATATATCCAGTCGAAGATACTTTTACAAGATACGCACTACTTTTAGATAGTACAACAACACCAATTAAATTTATTTATAGAGGTGGCAATAAACAAATGGATTTAAATATAACAACAACTGGTTTCTTTGCACGTACTTCAACTAATTCAATGCCATTAAATCAATGGACTCACGTAGTATGGACTTTTGACGGTTCTCAGTCAAGATACAATAAATACCAAGTTTACATAAATGGGCAACTAGATTCATTTGCTGATGCTGGTTCTAATGAGTCTGCTCTAGGTAATTTTACTTCATTAGATTTAGGCATGTGGGTAGCAGCCAATAGCGCTTATGAGGGCGGTTTTGATGAGTTTGCAATATATAAAAATACAATCCTATCACAAGCAGATGCAGATACAATTTATAATAGTGGTGTTCCAAATGACCTTAATAATAATGGTTTGACTGTTCCAACAAATTGGTGGAGATTTGAAGAGGGCAGCGGAACAAGCGTTACAGATAGTGGTAGCGCTGGAGATAACGGAACTTTAATAAATGGCGCAGTTTATTCAACAAACGTACCAACTTAAAAATTAAAAAATGAATAGAAATAATTTAACATACGGTATTATAAGTATTGACGATTTGCCAAAAGTCGATTTTTCACAAGTAGGAGAAACATCAAAAGACACAATTCGCAGAAGTTTAGACTTAACTAGGTTTGTTTTAAAATGGAATTTAGAGCCTACATTTATAAAAGACGAGACTATTATACCGATAGAAAAATTAAACCATAAAGAAACACTTTTATTAATGTCAAACGATCAATGGAGCGAGCCAATAGAAGAAAATGAATTATAAAAAACACGTATATTTTTTTGGTATTATCGTTTTTATTAGCGCATTATTAACGGGTACTTGTTTAATTTGTAACATACCATATTATAAAACGTTTTTAGGTATTTTAATAATTGCTTATACAATGTTAAATGTAGTAACTGGAATAATTAACGAAAATGAAAGAGAGAATATTTAACACAAGTTTTAAACAGTTTTTAAAAACGCCTTTTAGCCTGTTTTTTTTCGCTTTAATATTGGCGGTTTTTTGGGGCGGTAAATTATTACTAAAATCAAAAGACAACGAAATTTTAAAACAACATGAAAAATTAAAAGATTGCGACGAAGAGAGAAAAAAAGACAAAGAATTATTACAGGACATAGTTTTTGAAAAAAAAAGAGCAGAAAAATTAAAAGACTAATGTAATGGAAAACAAATATATAATAATAGCGGCCGCAATAAGTTTAATTGGATCATTTTTTGAGCCAAATTTTAAGCCAAAAAATAACAACGTAAATAAAAGCGATATAAGAACCGAGGCGCAATTATACATAGATAGTGTTAGACATGTAAACGATAGTCTTTTAAACGCTCTTAAAATAGAAAATAAAGCACTTTTAAAAGATAATACGAAATATAAAAGAAAATATAAAAGGTTAATTAATGGTAAAAAATTATACAGATAGTCAGTTATTAAAAAGAGTACAAGAGTTAGAAAGTTTTAGAGGTTTTCCGTTGGGTTACTGGGTTTTAGGTGTTAGAAGTCAAGCCGACATAATTAATAAATTTGACGACAAATTTTATATATGGTTTTCAAATGGTAACGAAGAGATAAACCAAAAATTTATAACAGTTTTAAAGGGTACGACAAACCCGGGTTACACAATACTAAAAGGCGGGTTTAAAAAATACAATAGGTTAGGGGCCGCCGTTGTTAAATCTAATATATGGTTTTACGACGTTTATAAATACGGTTTACACCGGGGCAAAATGCCGGCATTAAGGCAAAGACGTAATAAACCCATGTTATACCATAGAGATAAAAATTTAAACGGTAAAAGCGAAGAGTTAGGCGAAGTATATAATAATGTTATTTATACTAATTTTCATGGCTCAACATATAACGAAAAAAACCCAGTTACAAAAGACAATATTAACAGTTGGTCGGCTGGTTGTCAAGTAGTTAGCGAAAATAAAAAGTATTTTGAATTAATGAAAAAATTTGCATTAGCGAGTTTAAATCAAAAATATTTTACATATTGTTTAATTAAAGAGTTTTAAAATAAAAAATAAAAATTATGTTTAACATGAAAAAAGCAAAAAAACCGATAGCGGTAAACGTTGACACTAAAAATTTCGACGTAAAATTTATTAAAGAAAATGGAAAAACCTGGATCGAAGTAGATACCGAAAAAATCGATATTTCGTATAGTAAAGACGGCAATATAAGAATTTTTAAATTTGATACTGAAAGCGATATTTTAGACGTTGACATTAGAACAGACGAAAACGGCACAACCGTTGACGTTAAATCTTCGGTTAATTGGTTAGGTAAATTCGTCGCGTGGTGTTTAGGGGGTAAGGCGAGAAGAGCGGCCAGAAAAGCGAAAAAATGAAAATTAAAAGAGTAAGCCGAAATATAGCAAAATTTGAAACTGAAAGTAAAAAAGTTAAAATTGCGTGTTTGTCAGATATACATTTTGATAGCGTACATTGTAACCGCGATTTACTAAAAATTCATTTAGATTATTGCGTAAAAAATGAAATACCCGTTTTTATTAACGGCGACTTATTCGACCTTATGGCCGGGCGCAAAGATTTTCGAGGCTCAAAGGGTAAAATACGGCCCGAGTTAAATATTGATAATTATTTTGATAGCGTTGTTAAAACGGCCGTCGAGTGGTTTACGCCGTACGCTAATATAATTAAAGTAATCGCATACGGTAACCATGAAACAAGTATAATAAAACACCAAGAGACCGACATTTTACAACGTTTTGTTGACCTTATTAATTATAAATGTAATAGCAAAATTATAACAGGCGGTTACGGCGGTTGGCTATATTTAAATAATAATGTTAACGGTTGCCGTCAAAGCGTAAAAATTAAATATTTTCATGGAGCCGGCGGCGGTGGGGTTGTAAGTAAAGGCGCTATAAATTTAAGTCGCGCGCTTATGCTCTATAATGCAGACGTTTTTTTAATGGGCCATATACATGAAAATAGCGCACGTACTGACTGTAAAGAATATTTACATTGTTCAAAAGGTGGCCAAGAGGTTAGGCATAAATATATACATAGCGCTATACTGGGGTGCTATAAAGACGAATATAAAGACGGGGCCGAGGGTTGGCATATTGAAAGGGGCGCACCCCCTAAGCCGTTGGGCGGTCGAATTTTAGAATTTAATTTTAAAAGAGATCAAATAAATAAAATTAAAAAAAGTAGCGTTTTAGTAGATAGTTACAATTTTCCGCTTTAATTAGTTA